TTGGCGGTCCAAGGTATCGGGCCACCGGGGGGAGGGAAGGGCCACACGGGTGCGCTCATGCCATGATCCAGAAGGCCACCAACAGGCCGAAGCCCATGATGATCATCATGTAAATGATGAACAGGCAGATTTCTTGCAATGCTTCCCAGTCGTTCATCGTTTCTCTCCCCATAAAAACCAGCCCACGATCAGGCCAAACGCCGCGCCAAAGGCCAGCGACAGAAGTATTTGCAGTGCTTCATTGGTCATGTGTTCTCTCCCATCTGCTTGAATAGGTTGTTCGTGGTCCGCGCCATAGTCCATGCCGCCTTAAACGCATCATTCACTTCAAAGCCAACTTCTTTCTCGTAGTCTTCAATGGTGGGCCATGCGTAGTCTGGTGCGGATTGTGATGGCTGCACAGGCCACGGCTTACCATCGTGGTAAGTTTTCACGGGGACGGGTTGTGGTGTAGCGCGCACTGAATAGTTTGTAGTGGGCATATCTTCCGCAAAGGTGAAAGCGTCTTCTCCAACAGGCTCCTGCACAGGGACGGGTTGGGGTGCGGGTGGGGTGGTGTAGAGTGGTGTAACGTAATCCGGCAGGCGCTTATGATCTAAAGAACCAAGTAGCTTGCTTCCATCGACCCATCCCCACGCCACAGGTTCCTGCACAGCCTTGCACTTGTCGCAGTCGTGGTTCACACAGCCGATCTTGTCCCAGTCGTCAAGCCTCAAGCCACTGGTGCGGGACTCCTCGGCCATCTTGTGCAGGGCGTCTTGGCTGATGATGGATTGCAGGGCGGTGATGGCTTCACACATTTGATCATACGGATTCTGTTCTGATGATCGGTAGGCGAAAGTGTCGCCATATCTTTTCATGCGTTTCAACGCCTCCAGCGCCTGTTTCACTGCGGCCAGTTGTTGTTCGTTCATCGCACCACCCCCACTACAACAGCCAACACACCAGCACCGATGGCACCGAGCACAATGCCCAGCCACAGCGCGGCCCAGTACTTCATGCTCTTGCGCCATGCGCTTGGACCCCATGCCACTGCGGCGTGATACCTATGGCCCACCTTGGCGGGGCTGATGTTGAAATGCTCGAGTTCAAATTGTTCTCGTGATGTCATATGTCGCACCTCTTGCAAAATTGTTTGAGTTCCTGTTCGTGCCGCTTCTCGCCGCCGAACCACCATTTGTGGCACTGCTCTGCCGTTGTGCCAAGCGCCATCTCTGCGTCCTCATAGGCTTGGTTGTATGTGTTCTCCACAATGATGACGTGCAGCACACCAGCCAATGCCACGGTTGCCAGTATCCAGAGTTTGTTCATACAACCACCCTCACGATGATGATGCAGGTGCAGACGATTGCCACAGCACTGCTGATGTCAGCCCACCACTTCAAGAGCGATGGTTCTTGGGGCCACTCGATGGGGCCGTAGTTCTCGCCGAACGCTTCCTCAACGGTGCGCGGGTAGCGGTAGGTGATGGGGTCGTGTCGTTTGTATTTCATGATAATTGATTGACCTTTTCAAACTCAATTTTTGGACATGACCGATTGATCATTTGAAACCTGATTTTTCGACATGACCGATTTTTGACGTCGACCGATTGACCCGGTGGAACCCAATTTTTCGACATGACCGATTTTTGGGGTCAACACCCCGAACAAACTGGGGGCCATCGCTTCAACGATGCCCAGCACTTCGAGCAAGCGAACAGTGGCCGCGCCGGGTCCACGTTCCCCCGTGGTCCATTTCTTGAGGGTGTGCACCGGCACCCCCAGTAGAGCGGCCGCGCTTTGTTCGTTCAATTGGTGCCGGTCTATCAGGGCCAATAAATCAGCCGTAAATTGTGGGTTTTGGGGGGTTTTGGGGGGCTTTTTGTCAGTCATAAGGGGGTACCTTGGTTAGGGTCAAAAAATGCCCCTAGGCTTGAGCCTAGGGGGTGTGGGTCATAGGTCTAAAAATTTCTCAATTAGTGGCAGCACGATGGCCGCACCGATGGCGACGATCAAAGCCGTAAACACTGGGGGCACCTTCTCGCGTCGTTTAATTGATCTTTTAAGATTTCGTTTTCCTCTCTCAGTTCTTCATTTTCAGCCGTCGCCCGCCCCAGTGCCGCGCATAGGTCGTCGATCCGGGCCAATAGGTTTGCTTTTTGGGTGTCGCCCGCCATGTATGCGGTGCGCTCGAGTTCATCGGTTGTCATTGTTTAGCCTTTTGGGGTTTGTGGTTTGGTTTGTTGGGCTTTCCAGCGTGCGTTTGTGGCATCCCATGCCCGACGAAAGTCGTCGTTTTGTTGGGGTGTGTTATGCATGATTAACCCCGTGACGCATGCGATACATGCGCTCAGAATCACGATACACGCGCACCAAACCCGATGGGCCGGGGGGCAATAGTTCATAAAAACGCACGATGTCGGCCAATCTTTGCGCGTCGGCGTCACTGGGGTTTCTCAGCCGACGGTAATAATCGGTTGACGCTTCGTTATGGCCGTCGCGTAGGGTCCAACAAACCATAAACCCGGACCGCGCACGTTCCTCAGGAAAGAACAAAATCAATCCGTCGCGCTCAATTTTGGCGATATATTTCATGGGGTCAACCTTTCACGATCAATCGAAAATTGTCTTTTTCCACTTTTTGTAAGTGGACCGTTTTTTTACCGCAGCATTTCACCCAATACCGGGCAGCGTCACGGGTGAAAAAATGCCGGGTAACTATGTTGCCCACGTTACCCTTAATCGACACGGTCCAAAAGTAGGACCGGGCAAGCCCGCGCTGTAGCCGTTTTTCTAATTGTTCACGCGTCATTGCTTACCCTTTCACGATTGGAATGACGCGCCGGGCTTTGGCGTCGGCGATACGTGCGCGGGTACCGTGGGCGCGAAAACCGATGATCACGCGACGGTCAGCGCGGGCGCATAACCCGCACGTTTCACACGTCACGTCGTCGCGGGTTTGCGCCGGACATACGATAATTGTCCGGCCCGCTGGGGTTTCGCTTTTTTCGGGTGTGTCGCTGGGGACAATGGCGCAAACCGGCAAACCGGTTTCGGCCAGCGCGTCAGCTTCGCCCGCGTCGTCGGCGCTTAGATTGACGGTAAACCCCCAGCGCGTCGCATGCGCGGCCCAATCGATAGCGTCGGCGCTTTTTTTGTGGGTGTATGTAAACCCGCGTCGGCCAATATTCGCCCGCACAATTTCACCCAGCGCGACGGGGTCCACGTTTTCCCCGTCGCCGGGTAAATCGCCCGCCACGTTATGGCGCCACAATTGACCGTCGGGCAATGCAGCAATTGACGCACAAAGCGCGGCCACGTCGCCCCCACGTTCGGGCACTTTGTCCCACGCCATACGGGTGTAAAAATCTTCAGCGTAACAATCGGCGCGATAGTGTGCGCACGATGGGGGGCACGATGCCCGCTCAGTGTATGTAACGGGGATTGCGCCGGTTTTGCTGTTCGCACTGGTGCGGATGAAGTGATATTTCATGATCAAGCCCCCATTTTGAAAAGCGCGGCCAGATCATGCCCGCCATTTTTACCAATCCAACCGTGGCCGGTTAGCCCCCATTGTGTTTTTTCAATGGTTATCTGGTTTTCACCCCAAACCAATTGGATAAAGTCGGCCCCATTGTTTAGGGCTTTGCGAATAGCGGCCACCAGTGTGGGCTTGCTGGGTTTGCGTTCATATGTCATAAGCGAATACATTACTTCACCCCCACGATTGTTTTCAGTTCTGCCTTAATCCGTCGGGCATCGTCCCCGCGCCATGTACCGGCATTCGCCAAAAAGTACATAACGACGCTGTGCCCGGTGTCGTGAAAATACATGTCCGACACGTCGGACAAATTACCCATTGCTTCGATGTAAGGCGTAGCCCCAAAATAAGGTTTGGCCCACGTTTTGCGGATGTCGTAAGCAATGGCCGCTAGGCTACGTGGTTTGGTTTGGTTGATCATGCCCCCTTACGTGCAGACACGCGCACCACGGTATATGGTGCGCCGGTTGTTGTATGCGCGGCAACCAATTGGCGCGACGGTGCGAATTTGGCCGCTATGGTTTCCCAGTCAGTAACGACGCGACCGGCACAATGGGAAATGGCGACGCGGTGCGCGGTACCGTCGATAGCGTCCAAGCCCGACGCGGTCAGGGTTTCCTTTAAGGCTTTTTCCTCTAAGGTCAATTCGGCAATCTGTGCTTTGATCACGGCCAAACGGTCGACCGCTAGGGCCAAAACTACGGGGTTTTCGTTTTTCATGGTTACGGTTCTTTCTTGGTTACGGGTTACATGGAAAAAGTGAGAACGATCAAGGCGTAGACCGCAAGCGCGGCCAATACTGCGCCGACAAACTGAGCAAACCCACTGGGGGCTTGCTCACGATGCCGGTTCACGTTCATTTGTTCGATAAGTTCTTTAGAGTTCATGGTGCACCCCTTAAAAATCAGCGTCAACAATGAAACCGGCAGCGCGTAGGGCTTTGCTTACACTAGGGGCTAAACATGAAACCCCGTCGTAGTCGACCAACTCAAGCGCACCATTGTCCAAGCGTTCAAACCACAGTCCGCCACCTTCGCTACCGTCGCGACGTTCGAAGTATCCATAAAGCGCCACGGGGTCAATTTCAATAACCCCAGCATCGGGTGCGGTGCCATAAGGGTGCAATTTGATGGTGAATTTGTAGTCTGACATTTCAAGCCTTTTAAGTGGTTACGGGTTACGGGGTGCAGCACGATCACTGCACTAGCATTATGACACAGATTTACCCACTGGGTTCAACCTAGGATAAACCCTTACCCAATGGGTGCAGTTATCCACAGTTTATTAGTCTTATATAAGACTGCACCCAGTGGGTAAGTATATGTTGCAGTGTGGATAACTTTTGCCAAGGGGTCAGGGTGCAAAAGGTTGTTTTTCGATTGTGGGCCATTCTGTGCGGTTTTAGCGCACTGTATGGATTTACACCCACTGGGTGCCCCTTTGTCAGTTTATTGTCAGGGTGTGACAATTGTGCCTTTTGGTTCTGGGGGTCTGTTTCTGAGAATCCAGAAAATAAGTGCAAATTGAAAAGTCAATATTCTTTCGCCTTGCCTGCGCGAAAGGTGAATCTGTCACAAAGCCCCAAAAAACCCGCTGGGTCAGTGATTTATTGACCCACTGGGGCAAATTCCCACCAATCGATTGACCCACTGGGGCAAGCCCCCAAACCCATTGGGTAATGGTCCCCAATGGTCAATGGTCAATGGCCCATTGGGTTTACTCGCGCTTCAATCGATGCTCAGATTTTCAGACCCACTGGGTTAACTGGGGCTAGGTGCGCACCCATTGGGACGCGGTGCGCGGGTGCCGGGGTGCTGGGGGTGTCGGGATTTTTGGGGGAGGGGGTAGGGCCGACGGACCTGATGGCCCAGCTATGTAGGCATCACAGAACCTGTGAAAATTTTTATAAAAGTAAAACCCAATGGGTAACCGTTATCCACTAGACACACCGATTCAATTTCCATTACACTCACAGCACTATGAAACAAGACCACTCTTCGTTTATAGGCACGGTTGTCACCGGAGAATCATCGTTGCCCACATGGCTGTCCGTGCCTGACCCCAAGCCCCCAAAGCTCCCTGCTGAGTCGAGGGCGCTTCGCCATGTCGAATATGAGCAGATATTCGAGCGGGTCATTGAGGACGTGTACCGTGGCCGGTCACTCCAGTCGCTCATTGAGGATGACCATCGGGTCGTGTCCTATGAGGACTTTTTGCGCTGGGTCAAGCGTGACCCGACTCGCCATGAGCGGTTCAAGGAAGCGCAGGAGATGCGCACCGAGTTCTTGGCCGGGGAGATCTTGGAGATTGCCGACGGCATCGAGTCGGTTGACCCCACATCGAACGATACGGTCAACAGGGACAAACTGCGCATCGACACGCGCAAGTGGCTCATGAGTGCCCACAACAAGAAACGCTACGGCGAGACAAAGCAGATTGAACTCGGCGGCTCCATATCCATCACCGAGGCACTGGCGCAAGCCCAAGCCCGGGTGATTGAGGCCGAGGTGATTGACGTGACACCAAGGATCGAGTGATGCAGAAGCCCCGGTATTCGCCAGAAGAAGAGCAGATGCTCATGACGCAGCTTTGGAGTCCATCGCTGCGTGATGACCCCGAAGCGTTCGTGTTGTTTGTGTTCCCGTGGGGGCAGAAGAACACACCCCTTGAGCACTTCAAAAGCCCACGAGCGTGGCAGCGTCGGGCACTGCGCAGGATCACACAGTTCATCAAGGACAACAAGGGCAAGCAGAACAACGACGAGTTGATCGACGCACTGCGCAGAGCCGTGTCGTCTGGTCGTGGCGTGGGGAAGTCGGCACTGGTGTCGTGGCTGATCCTGTGGATGCTGACCACTCGTATTGGATCGTCTGTCATCGTGTCGGCCAACAGCGAGAACCAGTTGCGCAAAGTGACATGGGGCGAGTTGACCAAATGGGTCACGATGGCGTTGAACGCCCACTGGTGGGAACCCACGGCCACGAGCTTGCAGCCAGCGAACTGGTTGACCGATCTGGTCGAGCGTGACCTGCGCAAAGGCACCCGCTATTGGGGTGCCGAGGGCAAGCTGTGGAGCGAAGAGAACCCAGACGCCTATGCCGGTGTGCACAACATGGACGGCATGATGGTGATCT